AGCGAATGGGATGAAATAAAAAGATTGGGAATTAATTATTATAAATACCTTGCCGAAAAAAGAAATCCTTTGATGATTATCGATGGATCACAAATCACAAACAGCGAGGAATATAAAAAACTATGCGAGAAATAAAATCAAAGCCAAAATCTCGAAAGAAAAAAGAGATCAAATGCCCGAAGTGCGCAAACGGAACTCTTGAACTTTTGAAGCCGCACGAAAAAACAAAGATAAAATCAGGATTTTTATCAGATGATGTTTTGGGATGTGATGAATGTCAGTATTGGATTGAAGCAGATTTGCTATAATTAGCCATTTGGAAAAATTACAATTTGGCAACTCTGATTTTCTGTGCTATAATTCATGTGAAGAACTAAATTATCCCTGCTAAAGACTAGAATTTAGCAGTCCGTAAGCATTCAACGCTTGGATAATCCCTTCTTCGCCTGTTTGTTTATGGTATCTTGCTTGAAGGTTTTTTAAGTTTCTTCCTTCTCGCAGCATGGGGATATCTTCACTCCTGCCCGATCTCTTTAGGCAGGATACTGTGAATAACTCTTATAAAATAATAATTTTATTTTTATGATCGGCACAAACCTTCCAAATTTAAATGAGCCTAGAATTGGCAAATCGTTAGCTAACCCGAATGGAGTTAGCGTTTTTTTTGCTGTCGTGCGCACAGCAATCGAAAACAATAAATGGGCAAGACAAGATTTTGATCATGTCAAAACCGCCGAAGGCCTGCTTAATACGCTTGAGGATTATTATAAAAATCAAACGATCTTCTTAACACCGCCAGAAGCCGGAAGCTCTTTGCTCGGCGTTTCTGATCCTGTGATTGCGCCAACGATAACAGCAACAGAGATCCCGACAGTTCCCGGAGCTGTTTCTGCTGCATCCGAAATCCCTGCAGCAGAACAAGAAAAAAAAAACTAACTCCGGCTGAAATTGAAAACCTAAACAAGGAGCGAGCTGTTCCGATGCCTAATAGCATTCTGGAGATTGCAAAAGAAATGGCTGAAACGCAGAAGATCCGGGATGCGATGCCTGCGCCGAAAGTGGTTGTTGCGCCAATGCCCGGATCTGAAGAAGAATATAATAATATTTTCTAGCATGGAGAAAATTTTTCATAAATTCTTAATACCGGTTAAGCCTGATAGCATCAACAAGGTTTGTTCGTATGGCAAAAAAGATGGCGATGTTATGAACATGAAACTCAAGTGGGAGAAGATAGCCCGAAACTATTTGCGCCGGGCGATCGCAGCGAATGAGCTTCCAATAAAGTTTGAAGGAAAGATCGGAGTTCATTTTAAATTATTCTTCGAGCTTGAGCGAGAGCGAGATGGCGACAATTACACGCTAATGTGTAAGGGAATTTTGGATGCGTTCGTCAAAGAAGGAATGATCCCGGATGATAATTATAAATATGTCGATGACAATGGCCGCCGCATCAACATCGATAGAGATCAATCCCGGGTTGAAGTTCACATTATTGAAAAAATAAAAGGCGGCAATTTTATTAATATAAACTATGGGCAGCAACGAACAATACAAGGAGGTCAACTTGGAACTTCTATCATCGGACAATGTGAGGATCGTGGGTCTGAAAGATCCGCTGAAGGCTTGGCAGATCAAACTGGCCAATATAGCGATGCTTCCGAAAGCGCTCCGGCCGAACAAGCACATAACGATGGGTGAACTTGGAATAACCGATACGCAATATTATTATTGGCTGCGCCATCCGTTGATTTTGAAAGTAAAGCGCCTTTTGACAAAACGATATTTTCAAGACGATATTCCGGATATTCTTCAGGCCTTGCGTGATAGCGCCATCTCCGGAGATGCGCGAGCCGCCGAATTATTTTTGAAGTATGTCGATGAATGGGGAGCTGACGAAGAAGATGCCCGGGCAATTCGCCGGGAAGTTCTATCGAAGGTTGCCATCCAACAGAAGCTCGAGGAGTTTCGTAACAAAAAAGTATAACAAATAAATTTATGATTATCGATCAAGAAAAAATAAATGAATTAAAAAATAAGCAGCCTTTAAATTTCGAGGACGCTTTGTTTTTAATGCGATCGCAGATAAGAGTTTATCGTTTGGCTTGGAGCAACGGATACAATATCGGGCTAAAGAAAAACATGAATGTTGTCGGTTTTCAACCATACTTTGAAGATCAAGAAGGCAAGCGCTTCGAGGCCTCGACTGAAAGCATCTTGGCAGAGGATTGGATGGTCGTTAATTAATACACCCATCCCGGGTGTAGTTACCCGGTTAGCTTAATTGGTAAAGCAACAGCCTCCAAAACTGTTTGATAAGAGTTCAAATCTTTTACCGGGTGCAAAAATATGGTTTTAAATAAACAGCTTAAAATTGATTTTGAGGATCTGATTGAGATCGATGACAAAAATGCAATAACCTCGTTCTTTACACACTACGATAACGAAGATGAATTGATCGACAAGATTTTAATCTGGGGTCATTTCTTTATTCCGCATTATCTTCGTGATGAAAGTCCGGAGTTCCATCGTGATATTATTCGCCGGATCTTCTCGGACAAGAACGAATACACCGCAGCGCCTCGAGGCTTTTCAAAAACAACTGTCATTCAACTTTGTTTGATGTATATTTGTTGCCACAAGATGCGCCGGTTTGTTCCGATCATTGAAAAGACGGCAACCGAAGCAGCCGAAGTTATCAAGGGCGTTTCCGATGAGTTCATCGATAATGAGCAGATCAATCATTACTATGGTTATTTGCTCGGTGTCGGTGCTGAAGTCGATAAGAGTTTGATTGAAAGAACAGTCAACCACAAAGAAGCACAAGGCGATGTGTTTATAAACGGCACTCGTATTCGTGGCAAAGGTTTCAATGCAACCATTCGTGGTTTGAAAACAAGGCAGTGGCGGCCTGATCTGATTATCCTTGACGATGTGGAAGAAGATGAACATATCAATTCACCGGAGCAGCGCTTGAAATATGAGAACAATTATAACAAAGGCGTTCAACCGGCAATCGATGTTGAAGGAGCGATTAAGGTTTTTGGAACAATCCTTCATCAAGACAGTTTGCTTAAAAAGCTGATTGACAATCATGGCGGTAAAATCTACCGGGCTTATGATCCGGCAGATCCGGAGAACACTCTCCTTTGGGCTTCACGATGGTCATTCGAGCGACTTGAAAAAAAGAAAAAAGATATGATGACAGCCGGACAATCAACAAGCGCATTTGCGCAGGAATATTTAAACGATCCAATATCTGAAGAAGATCGCAAATTCAAATATGAGTGGCTTTGGGAAATGATCCCGAAGCCTGATTGCGAAGGAGAAAAATATCAAGTTCCTAAGGCTCGCTGCACGATTACGGAGTTCAATGAGATCAAGCGCAAGACAACCATGAACGGATATGCAATGATCGATGTTGCCGACAGCACAAGCGCCGGCTCTGATTTCACTGGTTGCATCGTGGTCTTTGTTACACCGAATGGCGCTCGCTTCAGAGTTGATGTTCGCCGGGAAAAAAGGAATGTCAAAGGCGTGATTGATCTGATCTTCGAAGTCTGGGAACGATGGTCGCCAAAAGGACTGATCAAGATCGGCATCGAGAAGAAAGGTTTTAATGATCAGGTGCTTCCGCTCTTGGAAGAAGAAAAGCAAAGGCGCATGATCTTCCCGGTTGTCGAGGAATTGAAGCCGATGGGAAGAAACAAGGAAGCAAGGATCGAAGGCGCATTGCAAGGTTTTTATGAGCAGGGTAAAATGATATCAGTTTGCTTGAAAAATGAAAAAGGATATTTGATCCCGGTCGGACAAACTAACGATCTCTTGAATGAGCTTTATGATCATCCTTCCGCAAAACATGACGATCTGTCTGATGCCGAAGCTTATCAAGCTGATATCTTGATTATTCCGCTAGCTGATGAAGATAAGCAATCGCTGCATCATAATCCGGTTGATGATCCGTTCGAGGATGACTTTAATCCATTACAAAATGTTAATGTCGGTTATGGAAATATCGTTGGCAACTTCGATGATCCATCTGATGTTTTCGATTAAATTATTAACAACTCAAATATATGCCAGATTTAAATGAGATGACAATCAATTTCAATTACGATGATATTATTGCGCAAGGCCGCAATGAGATCACAATGTCGAGAAATTTTGTCAGAGAGAAGCGTGTCGAATTTCGCAACCGCTTCAAGCTTTATAACAACCAACGCAAACAGAAAGACAAGATCGGCGACACATCGATGTTCAATGTGATTACCACGATGCTCGCTGTTTATTATTCCGATGAAATGCAGGTTGCTTTTTCCGGCAGGGATATTGGTGATGTAACGGCCGCCAGCAATGTCGAAGATCTAGCTAAATTCGATTATGAGGAAATGGGAATGGACGTGATCAACTACATGACACAATGGGATCGCTTCTTCTTCGGTGTTGGTATTCGTCAATTATCAGATTGGAATAAGAAAACGAAAACTCCTATTCCTAGAACTCTCAACCCGATGACTTGGCTGCCTGATCCGAATGGCCATCTGGTTGTTACAAACTTCCGCTTCATGGGATTTGAAGTCAGTTATACTCGATCACAGATGACTGAAGAAGCCGGATTTATTAATCTCGATAAGCTGCCAAAAACCGTAAACAAGAAAGGCACTGAAACCGAACTCACTGAAGCGGCTTATCGTGAAGCACAAAATCTCGGACAGGAAGAATATAAAAAAGATGATAACCCGGATAATATTGTTTATGATATGGTTGATCACTTCATGATCATAAAAGGCAGCGATGGCAAGAGCAAAAAGTTTTTGGTTACTTTCGATGATGAGGTAAAAGAGATCTACCGCTTTGAAGAAATCTTGCCGGTTACTGCAGCCGAAAAAGATGATCCGTCATTAGTTCCGTTCCCAATCTCTTTGAACTATTACTCGCCATCTCGCAATGATCCGTTTGGAACTTCTGTTCCTGATCTTGTCGAGGACAAACAGCGTGCCATGTCAGTGTTTAAGAATTTGCAGGTTGCGGCAGCGAAAGCTGATATCTATCCGATGTATATGTATAATCGGGATAAGATCTTAAACCGCCGGGATCTTGATTTCGCCTTCAATAAATTTATTGCAGTTCGTGGTGAAGTCGGCGATGCTGTGGTCAAGCCTCTTAACAAAGCCGGAACGAAACTTGATACTTCACTCAATGTCATTCAAGCGCTTAATGCCGATATCGAGATCTCAACCGGGATCGATAAAAACGCTCAAGGTGTTTTGTCTGATCAACAGCGCACGCTCGGGGAAGTTCAGCAAACAACTGCTAACGCAAATCTTCGCTTCCTCTTAGGCTCGAAGATCAACGCTTGGGGAGAACGCCGCTTCTGGAAACTTTGGTATCGTGCTTATAAGCAGAATTTTGAAGCCGCTGAAAAGAAGATCATCCGCTTGAAGTCGGCAATGAATGATAATTTTACCACTCTTACCCGGAAACAATTTATCTCGATTAACGATCCTGATATTTCCATCAAGTCAAAGCTTGAGCAAGAGCAGAAGCGCATGACAGAGCGCACAGCTTTTGCGGCGATCTTGCCACTCATCAATGCTGATCCGACAAAACCGGCCGCATCAAAGCGCTATGCTGAACGCCATCTCTTGAAGTTATATGGATTGCCACTTGAGGAAATAAATGTTATCTCTCCTAAAACACCGGATGAAATGAAAGCCGGGATGGAAAATGAACTCTTGAACAAGAACAATAACAAGGATGTTAAAGCCTCGATTGAGGAGGATCATCTTTCCCATATTGTCATTCATGGCCAGTGTGAACAAACTCCGGCCACTGTCGCCCACATTAACACTCACAAAACGATGTATTTTCAGAGTGGTCAAGCGAAGCAGGATCGTGAACTTCAGATGGCGCAGGCTCAAGCCGGTAATAATTCCAATGCAAATATAGCAGCCAATCAGATTGCAAACATGAACACTAATCAAAATAATTCAAAGGTTAATCAAACTAACACTGTTAAGCCATCCGGCGAACAGCCAGTTTAAAAAATTATGAATGGAAGATTTTTAAAGCCGTTTATTCAAGAAATCGACACAGCTTCGATCACACCTGAATGTGTCGAACAGCAATTACTATCAATGCAGCTTGGATATATTTCCCACTGCTTCATTGTCAAAGGTTTGGCTGATGATTATGATATTTTCTTCAAGGCTAACTTCGATGAGTTCTCCGAAGAAACGATTGAGAAAGCGGAAGTTCATGCGCTAAAGCATATTGCCAATCCTGAATATCTTACCGGAGAGATCATGAAAACCATGTCGAGAGAAGTGCAACAATGCACGCAAGCGATGCTTATGATCAACAATAAGCGAGAAGAATTGGAAGCACAGCAAGACAAAGCCGCTGTTATGAAACGCAACATCTCTTGGTTGAAGGATCTTCAGAAGAAGATGGAGGATGAGAAAGCAGCTTCAGCATCGTCAACAATGGCAAAAATAAATGGCGGCGTTAAAGGTGCTCAAGGTTAATCAATGAAAAAAATAATAATTGCAGGCGCTTTTGACTGCATAAAACAAAAAGAAATACACTTGATCAAAGAAGCACTGAAGTTCTCAATACCCGGCGAACTTTTTGTGCTTCTTTATGGCGACTATCAGCACTTCAAAGATTTCGGGTATTTCCCCATGCAATCATTTGAAACTCGGTTAAACAATCTTGGTTGGTTTGTAAGACCTGATCATATCATTCTTCGAGAAGATTGGCTTAAAGGTGTCAATAAAGCATGTTGGATCGTAGAAAACGACAAAATTTTGTTCATTCACTACGCCGATGACAAGAATTTTCCCGGGCGCAATGATCTGAACGAGTGTAAAATCCCTATTAAATTTATAAAGCCCTATGGAAAATAAACCTCGCATCATTGGAAATATTTGTGAGTTCTGCGGCATCCCGGCAGAAGATTGTCGTCATTTCGGAAAACCTTTCGCTCCTGAAGCAGAAGCGCAAAGAGAGATTGATAATGCCACGCATAATGTTTTAGATTATGGTGTTCCGAACGAGAAGATTGCGGACATAATTATTCCGCATCATAACCGGCACGATATGCTCGAGCGATTGCTTGGCTTCATCGATCTATCAATCTTCAATGTGCTTGTCATTGCCGGTGGATCTTTCGGGCGTAACTGCAACAAAGGATCTTACATGGCTGAAACTAACCGTCTGATATTCGCTAATGACGATATTGTGATCTCGAATGAACAGCTTATAAAGATCGCCAACTCGCTTGATGATTATCAGCTTGTCGGGTCAACACAGATCTCCGGATCGAAGCGCAAGAAGTATTGGGGTATCGGATTGTTCCGGGATAAAGGAAAAATAAAACACTCGATTGCGCTTGAGAGGCAAGACAGCATTTTTCCTAGCGGCTTCTTGTTCGGCATCCAAAAAGAAGTTTGGGCAAAGCTAGGCGGCTTCAGCGAAATATATCGGACAGGAAACGAGGATGTTGATTTCGGGCTTCGTGCATTGGAACTTGGCGTTAAGATGAAGATGCTCGATCTTGAGATCGAACACAACGAAAGCCAGTCATCCTGCCGCTTCAAATATTGCGATGTAAACGAGGCTTTATTCTATTCCTCTTGGGGTAATAAGCTAGAAGAATTTTATAACAAAACAAGATGAAAATATTAATTATTTGCCAAACACTGGATTATTATTCAGGCAGTCCGCTTTACAACTACACTCTAGCAATGGAGTTGCGAGCGCAAGGCCATGAGGTTTTTGTTTATTCACGATGGTCTGAAAATAAGATCAAAGAGAATTTTCTCGCTGCCGGGATTATTACTCTTTACGATCGGCCGGAAGGACACTTTGATCTTGTGCTTATTTCACAACCTGATTTTGCCGCTGTCCTTAACGACATAACTGCCGATCAAATTACAAACATAATCCATAGCGAATACGACTGCGAAGCTCCGATCATTAATGACAGGATCACCGGCTATGTTGCCATCCGGCCATCGATCAAGGAAAAACTGATCATGAACTATGGCATCAGCGAAACCAGAGTACGAGTGCTTTATAATGGCATAGATTTTAAGCGCTTCAATCCGGATGCTCGGAAAGTCAACACAGAAGAATATATCAAGGTTGTCATTCCTTGCACGATTGACATCCTGCGCATGAAGTTCTTGAGATATTATGCAGACAAAGCCTGCCCGGGATATCGAGTTTATATTTATGGCAAAGACTACGGAAACGATTTCAAATACAATCAATATGTTTATGTTTACGATCAGATATTCAACATCGAGGATGCGATGACTGATGCAGACTATGTGGCCGGGATCTTACTTGGCCGGGTAAACCTTGAAGCTCGAGCAATGGGCATACCTTCAATTGTTCATGATCCGGAAAACCCAGAGAAAAAAGAGATATTCTTTCCTGAATATAATGAGTTTAAAAAAAGACACGATGTTGTCAATTTAGCAAAAGAAATAATTTTATGAAAATTGCATTTTGGTTTGTTGGTGCTTCTTGCGCCGGAAAAAGTTATTATGCGGCAAAGGTCGCTGAAAGGCTTAATTGCCGATGGATCAGCCTCGACACGATTAACGATCGTATGGAGATCGATGGGATGTCTAGGGATCGTGGCTATGAGAAGCTGTTTGAAAAGGCCTGTGATGTGATTGTTGTTGATGGCATTATCCCTTTTAATTTTCCGATCGACATGGATATGGTTTCAAAACGCTTGACAGGGTATAATATAATTTTCGTGCTTGTTAATCCGCTGTATCGGAAATGGTTGGAAAATCGTGAGCTGCGGAAAGCAGGCATCTCATCAAGCAACCCGGTTGAAATGACTGCCGAAGAATACAACGAATACAATGATCGGTTTGGGAAAAGAATTGAGCGCTATTTAAGCATCGTTATTGAAAGCGATCTCGACATTATATCGCAGGAGCAGATCCGCAACCTGAATTATCAGCATCCCGGCTTTACCGATGTTAAATTTAAGCAGCTTGCTATTGACTGCCAAGGCCGTTCGGTTCTCGATCTCGGTTGCAGTTCGTGCCAATATGAGCCGCTATTCTTTGAAGCCGGAGCATCAAGTTATCATGGCCTTGATGTCAATTTTGCTTATCTGGTCAGGAAAAATGCGGAGCTGTTTGATATAAATAAGCTCGATAATTATGTTGGCGCATACGACATTGTTGTCTGCACTTCGGTCATGCACTATATTCACGATAAGGAAAAGTTCATCCGGAATTGTGCCCGGCTTGCTAAAGAGCTTGTTGTTTTAGAGATCCCCCTCGATCGTGGCGAAGGCAAGATGCTTCATCTCGGATCTCGTGGATTATATTTCCCAACCAAGGATCTGTTCGAGGAATGGCTCGGAAAATATTTCAAGAGTTTTGAGTGCAAAGGCGAAAGCATTGTCGAGGATGGAAGCTATCGATTAATCTATCATTGCAAAACTATATGATGACATCATACATCGAAAACATACCGACAATCGTCAAGGTTGTTGCAGAGATGAAGCCGAAACATATTCTGGATGTCGGCGCAGGCTTTGGCAAATACGGACTGTTGATCCGGGAGGCGCTCTTGTCAAACATGGCCACGAAAGACAACTTAAAACCAGTGCCGGATTTTAGGATTGATGGCAACGAAAGCGCCGAATATTTTTTAAACCAAAAAGCCTTTTACAGAATTTATGATGGTGTTTGCGTTGGAGATATCCGAAAAGCTATACCGGAGCTGTTGTTAGATTTCGATCTGATACTTCTGATCGATGTGATTGAACACTGGCCGAAGGAAGATTTTTATAAATTCATGGACAAGATCTCGCCGAATACCCGGGTGCTTGTTTCTACACCTCGCAAGCTATCGTTTTACAAAGAAAGATATTACGATACAGATCCGCACATCACACAATTCAGCGAGGGTGATTTTCATGATTATGTTGACAACTTGTCAAACGACAAGAGTTTAATTTATTTACTATAAAACCATGACTGTGCTAATCGTTCTAATTTATGCCATCTTGTTTGCCATGATGTTGCGTGGCATCGCTCCGGGCGATCGCTGTGAATGTGGCGGCAAGATTGTTTATTGGAGCTATACGAAGCGATATTGCGAACGATGTGGAAAAGTCTATAAATAAATATATGTTTAAAAAAATCAAAGAGTTCTTCAGGGAACTTTTCATGCCGATCGATAACAACAATCATTTCATGGGTGTTTCGCACGATAAAGCTCCGCAACAAAAAACAGTCATCACCGGAGGCCATGAGCGTGTCGGAGATTACTGCAATACCTGTGGACAACACATTCTCGATTGCCAATATCATCGATCAAGCTATAAATAAGCCTATGAAAAACGCAAAAATTCTAGTCGCAGTGCCATATCATAAAGCGAAGCTATACTGTATTTCTCAACTTTTGTCAAGAGCGGACGAATTAACCTATCAAAACAAGGAAGTTTTGATGCGTTTTGATCCTAGCGAATACGGATCAACCGATGCCGTTAAAAAGCAGCGAGAGTTCTTCCGGAATTTGGTCATAAACAGTCCAGATTTCACGCATTTATATTTTATGGGAGTTGATACCATTCCTCCCAAAGACGTGCTTGAGCGCCTTCTTAGCCACGAAAAAGCCATAGTGGGTGGCGTTTACTGGGGAAGGCATGGTGCTGAAAACGGAACTTCGCAAAATGCGGTTGCTTGGTTGCATGGAGTTGGTTTAGAACAACAGAAAGAGCTGTTTTTGTCAACGAACAGATTGATGCTGATCGATGGCATGGGCATGGATTGCGTGCTTATTCGCCGGGATGTTTTGGAAAAAATATCATGGCTCTCCTGGGTGCAGAATGATGATGACTATCCTTTATACGATAAAGCAAGCCAATATGGCCGGGAAAATGGCTTAGATTTCGGGTGTTATATCGACACAAATATCCAATGTCGCCACTATTTTGACAAAAATTCTTATACCTATTTAGCTTCAGTTTGTCAAGAATAATAAAATATGCTATTATTAAAATAACAAAATATGTCGCTTGAAATTTCAGACAAGAACAAAGATCAAATAATCACTTGGAGGAGATTAAAAACCTATAAAGGTTTCCAACTAATTGTCAATGAGCTTGATGAAACCATCAAGGAAGCCGAACGAGTGATTTTCGCTACCGGAGCAGATCACAAGCCGATGTATTCCGATCGGGATATGGCTATTGTCAAAAGGGATAATGCCATGAGGATCAAGGATCTGCCGGACAGAATGATCGAACTTCTTGGAGGCACAGGACAAACCACTCCGGAAAACCCCGATGCCTATCAGGAAGTTGAAGATATCAATGACGAATTATTCGATGATGATTTTTAATAAATTAAATACGCAGTGAAAGCTGCATATAACTTTCAAAAATATGCCAGACCTAAACAATGTTCTGAATAACAACGCTGTTAATACAGAGTTGGAAAAACAAGTTGATGACTTATCCAAACCAGGCAACGAAGATGCTTTGAATAAGGCATTAACAGATGATTTAAAGCAGTCCGGTGATCCTGCAAATAATGATCCCATCCCTGCCGATGATCCAAAAGATGAAGATCTAGAGGACAAAGGCGATGATCCTTTAAAAAAGGATACCGATCCCGATAAAGATGTTAAGAAATCGAAAGCGGACAAGGTCAAAGAAATTTTGGCAGAGCGCAATGAGGCTCGAGATAAGGCTGCACAAGCCGAACTCGATAATCAGGCTCTTTCAAAACAGATTGCTGACCTCAATGCCAAAATCGATAAATTAGCATCCGGTAACAAAGGGGATGGAGATGATCTGTCAAAAGATCAAGATCCGTCTGCGGACAATAAACCTCTCACTCGTGCGGAGTTAGATAAATACTTTGCGGAGCGTGAGGCCAAAGCCAATGAGGCTGCGGTTGCTGAAAAATCCAATGTTATTGAAGTTGAAGCATTAGATAAGGGTAAATTCCCTCATGCGCTCGAACATAAAGACACTATTGCGAAAGCAATGGATCGCTTTAAAATGAGCGCTGATCAGGCTTACGCCTATCTAAAAGGTCAGGAGATAATCCCGACTGATAATGCTTCTAGTAATTCAAATGCGAACAAACTTAATACCGGTGATCAACCTAAGAATAACTTGATCAGAGATAGGAAGCCAGAGGATATGACCACTGCCGAACAGGAGGCTTATCTTCGTAAAGAGCAGGCCGCCGGTAGAATAACGCTCTAGCCTTTTATCAAAGCAAGTTACCTTAGTTAGTTTTATTATTAATTATACCGACTTGCTTTTTTGATACCAAATTAGCAAAGGTTTTCAAATAAAATGGCTGCTGTAACACGCAACGATTTAAACTCTGGAGTTTTACAAACTTGGCTTTCTCGTCAGGTTTTGGAAAACTTCGAGCCAAATCTATATTTCTTCAAGGCTGGAAGAAAGCCTGATACCCCATCAGGTTATAACACTATTGGTTGGGCAAAGTTTACCCAGTTATTGAGTTCTGCTGTAACGACTGGATCAACTTCAACCGATGGTGTTACGCCGGATGACACTGCTTTTAATGCAACTGTCATCACTGCTACACCTGTTCAATACAGGATCGTAGTAACCCTTTCCGATATGTTGATTGAATTGAATGTCATCAACTTTCTGAAAGGCGCAGCGATCGAAGTTGGCGCTGCGATGGCCAGAAAGATCGATAGCGTTGTCCAAACGACTATCATGGCAGGCGATAATGTAATTTATGCCGGTGGAAAATCCGCAAGAACTGCCCTTGCTGCAACTGATGTTTTGACTGCTTCTCTTTTGAACAGGGCATCAGCTAAGTTGGAGAGCCTTTATGCTCCTAAGATCGATGGTTTCTATGTTTGCTACATTCATTCTTATCAGCTCTATGATTTGAGAAATGAGAGCGGCGTAGGCAACTGGTTGGAAGTTAATAAATACGCTCGCCCGGAAATGATCTTCAAAGGCGAGATCGGAATGTTGAATGGCGTTCGAGTGATCCTCGCTCCGTTCATCCAAACATTCACATCCACTGTAACTGTTTACCCGGCCTTAGTTTTGGGCGCAGGTGCTTATGGTGTCGCAGAGTTCCAAACTTTGAGAACTTATGTTACACCGGCAGTTTCATCGGATAGCGATCCTTTGGCACAAAGACGGAAGGTCGGTGCTAAGTTGGCTTTCGCTACGAAGATCTTGCAGCAAAATGCAATGATCCGTATTGAAACCGGAGCAACCTCAATCTAAACGCAGAGGCCGCCTCTTAATTGAGGCGGCCTTAGGTTTACATTAAGCGCTCAAAAATATGACTGTTCAACAAATAATAAACTTAGCCTTGTCAAATACTCATACAAAATCAACGCAAATAACATCTGCTAATCAGTTGTTGTTTTTTAATTTGGCTAGGCATGATGTCGCTTCCACTATCCGCAAGGAAGTAAACGAGGATTATTTTTATCAGATTTGGGAGATCGATGCGCAAGACAATACCAATGCCGCTCGTGCGAATGGCGAATATATTTTCCCACAAGCTACATCAGTCGCAGCCGGAATGAGTAAATTGATCAGGCTGTTGATCAAACCATATTCAACTGATACTTATCACATACCTGCCCGGGAAGTTAATCTCCGGGATATTCTCAAAGAACATGATTGGTCATGGTATATGGTCAATCAGCCAAAATCAGATCCGATTTATTATATTTCCGATGAGAGCATTTTTGTCGCTCCGGAATTTAAAGCAGCTGATTTGCCTGATACTCCGGCCGGGAATAAACAGATCAAGCTCTATGGCGTGGCCACAATCGTAGATTTAGCGGTTTCTGATGTAGAGGCAACCATTTTAATACCTGTTGCCCATCACGATGTTATCGCTCTCGGAATGGAAAAATATATTTATAAAGCCAGATCAAAAAAGAAGGAAGCATTTGATAGCATGGCAGATTATAACGCAGCCAAACAGGACATGATTGACGATCTAACTAACCGTGATGACAGCTTCATGCAAGCCGGAATACCGAACGATACCGCATTGCAGTATGGCGATGGAGTAATTAACTAATTTTTAAAAATATGCCTGATACTTGGAGCGAGAGAACAAAACCATCGGGAGTTGACAGCCATCTTCTCAAAGAAGATACTGATTTTTTGCTCTTGGAAACCGGTGATAAAATAATCCTCTCTCGTGGCGAGGAATGGTCAACAAGGGTAAAACCATCTTAATATGAAATTATCAATTTTTACGCCAACGCATAATCCTAAGTTTATAAACGAGCTTTGGGATACGATCAAGAAGCAAACATTTCAAGACTTTGAATGGGTTATTGTTACGAACAATGGTGCTAAGGTAAATATCGATGACAAGCGAGTTCGCATCATTGATACTCCGTTCGGAGCAAAATCAGTCGGAGCTTTGAAAAAGTTTGCTTGTGAACAATGCACAGGAGATATTTTGGTGGAAGTTGATCATGACGATTTATTGGTTGAAACCTGCCTCGAGAAAGTTCGTGATAAATTCTTATCAGATCAGGAAATCGGCTTCGTATATTCTGCCAACGCAAAGCTCGGGTCTTTCACTCCTTATGGAGCTAATTACGGATGGAAGCATGGCAGTTACGATTTTAAAGGTCAAGCTCTTTTATATCCAGTTCCGTTCGAGCCGACAGCTCACAGCTTTTCATTCATCTGGTTTGCGCCCGATCATGTCAGAGCTTGGAGAGCCGATGTTTATAAAAAAATCGGTGGCCATAATCCGGACTTCGAGATCCTCGATGATCAAGAACTTTTGATCAGGACATATTTGAAAACAAAAATCGGATTTATAAACGAAGTTCTATATATCTATCGCATTACTGGCGACAATACTTGGATCGAGCGCAACGCTAAAATCCAAACCGGAACCGTTGAACTTTATAACAAATACGCCTATCAACTGGCAGAACGCTGGGCTGACCTTGAAAATATCAAAAAAATAGACCTTGGAGGCGGTTTTAACTCCCCGGAGGGTTATTTATCCGTTGACCTCGAAAATGCCGATATAAAGGCAAATCTTAACGAGAAATGGCCATTTGAGGACAATTCCGTGGGTGTTATTCGCGCCCATGACATTTTTGAGCATTTATCCGACAAACAGCACGTCATGAGCGAGGCTTACCGGGTTTTGGCAGACGGTGGCTGGCTTCTTATTTCCGTGCCTTCAACTGACGGCCGGGGCGCTTTCCAAGATCCGACACATATTTCTTATTGGAATGAAAACTCATTTTGGTATTGGACGCGCAAGGAATTGGCGCAGTATATCCGGAATGACAAAATTAAATTTCAAGAATTTCGTTTGGAAACAATTTTCCCGACAGAATGGCATAAACAAAATAATATATCTTACGCAGTCGCGAATTTGGCCGCTATCAAAAGCGACAAACGGCGGCCGCATTTACAGTTAATATGAAGGATCTATATCAAACAAAATTCTATAAAATGTGGTCTAATATGAAAAACAGGTGTAATAATGAAAATTACCCGGATTTTCATAGATACGGTGGACGTGGAATATCATACGATAAAAAATGGGAAACCTTCGGAGGATTTTTTGACGATATGTATAGAAGTTATTTGTTGAATGTAAAAAATTTTGGTGAAAAAAACACAACACTTGATCGTAAAAATAATGATTTAGGATATAACAAACTGAATTGCCATTGGGCTACCGCAAAAGAGCAAGCGATAAACAGAAGGCATACGAGATTAGTTGAATATAACGGAATTAAGAAAACTCTTACGGACTGGGCTATCCAATTTAATATTAAAAGAAGTACTATTTATCAACGTTTCCATGCTTACAAGTGGCCAATTGATAAATGTTTAACCAAATAATCATATGGATCAAAAAATATC